CACTGCTGTCGCTCCCAGTCGCGCGCCGCCTTCAGTGCCAGCTGATCCACCGCGCTTTTGCGATCACCCGAGGACGCCACCGTAAGTAGGTAGAGGGACAGCGGATAGGTTCGACCGTCGAGTTGGACATTAGCATGACCCTGGCTCACCAGAGCAGCGCTGGCGAGCACCGATTGCGCAGCCATGGCGCAGGGCACGCCGATCACCTCGGCCAGCCGCTTGACCGCAGGGCCCAACAGATCCCCCAGTGCTTCGACCGGGTAGGGCAGTGGCGCCTGTTGGTATTCCAGCAATGGTTGTGGTGGCTCGAACGCTTCGCACAGTTGCATCGCAATTCTCCTGAGATTATCGACTTCGTCCTCACTCATCCCGCCACGGTTGTTGAGTGTTATCAGGGATCAAGGCCCCTGCGACCTGTGAGGTTTGTCCACTCACGCGGGACTGACGGCTCCTTACGACCGGGAGCTTGGGCATCTCATGACCTGGCCTCCTGAACACCTCCGAAGACGTGGGCGGGTGGAGACTGCACTGGCTGACGAGACCGGTGCCGCGAGATCCTGAGTCGGGTGAAGGCAGTGAGGCGTTGACCGGGGCGTGCCTGACTGTCAGTCAGGTGCAGTCCATTCCATGGGCTGCGGTACCATCATCCGCATCGCTGTGGCGGGTGAGCATTCGGTATTTGTCACGCCGATTGTCACGAGGGGGAAAGCCGCAAAGGCCCCTGCGAGCAGGGCTGCAGCAGTGTGATATGCGCCCGTCTCTTTAGGGGGCAAAGAGACGGGCAACAGGTTGGCGCAAGAAATGGCCAAGCGGATAAGTTGCTGCAGAGCAGCCAGGGAGGCATGAGTTGCCGCAGTGGGCATACTGGAAGAAGTGGCATCCATCACATCGCTGTGACCGTGCGAGCCGCCGGACGCTAATCGCACTTGGGGGTGAACCACCACGGTGTGGCGTAGCCTCAAAGGTTCGGGCCACCTGGGAACTGCCAAGGGCAGTGTTTTGAGGCTTCTTTCTATCGTCCGCGTATGGTTGGGTCAACAGGTTTGCGCTCAGTCGACTGTGCCAACCAGCGGTGTTGGAAGGCTTTGGTCGTGGGTGGTGTTGGATGGATGATTGGCCGTTCGTCGAGTTTTAAATGTCAGCCCCTGAGCATGGGAATGCGGAGCCTTCCCATGCTCAGGGGCTTGGCCGGAGGAGCGCAGGCATGCAGGAGGTTTGGCGACAGTCGCCACTTCTGTCGCCATGCCGCACACCATGGATTACGCGGGTTGTCGCTTATGTCGCCGCTGTCGCCAAGGGAAGAGAATATTTGCCCCATATTAATGAGGTTATGGTGATTGAAGAGCTTGTGCAGGTTGGAAATAAGTAATTCCTAAAGCACGGTTGCCACACCCGGTGGTGTTATCTCATGCCGTCCATCAATCCCGTATCGACGGCAACCTCACTCATAAACTTTCCAAGTTTATTAATTAAGGTCAGACTGCTGCTAAACATTTGGCAGCAGTCTGATTTACGCTTAAATTTGGCGTAGGTGATTCAAGTGTGGAGCAGCTAAGTCGATAAAGATATTACGCCAGCGCTCCGGCAAGTCAGCAAATGCGGCGGGCCAGTTTTCTTGGATGTGTTTGTAAGCCTTAAATGGTTTTTCAGATGCCGGGGAAGCGTAACCCAATATATCCTCGATGCATTCCTCTAACATGATCCTCCGATCTGCTCCACATGCAGCCAAAATGGGTTCATTCATGATCACCGCTCCGGGAGTGTCCGCATCCCTGTCGTGCATGATGATGTAGTTCATGCCTAGAGCATTCATATACTTCGCTATGGAGATTAAAACAGGCTTGCCACGAGCGCGGAGGACCTCACAGTTTCCTATGAATCTTGATTTGTCAATCATTCCTAGTCTTTTAACTGTTTCCCTTACGATGACCTCTTCCGTATCACCCTCGACAAATATGCATTTCTTAGTAAAGAAGATACGAGAGATATAATCGTCCGTTTTTAAAAGCATCTTCAGGTTTTGTTTTTCATCAGCGGCCAATTCTTCGAATGCTTGCTCTAAATTGAAGGAGCTGCATGTTGTAAATTCGTCGTTGGTAAACGAGAATTTTGTTAGGCTCATGCTTTTCTCTGAGCCCAGATTTATCATGAAGGGAGAATGGGTTGTGGCTACTATCTGGAAGTTGGGGCCGGCTAATTCATAAAGTATATCTCGCATCTGGTTGGCAGCAGCAGGGTGCAGATATATTTCCGGCTCTTCAAAGCAGAAAATTGTAGCTCTAGGAGTATCAGTTCGACGATTTACAAAACCCTGCACATATCTGAGCAGTTGGAACGCCGTAGCGCGTATCATTCCATGCCCTTGGTACGCAACGGTGGTTCGTACGTTGCTTTTCATTTCAATATTGAATTGAGGTTTTATTGCTTTTTCAGGCTGATCGAGAGACGCACTAAGATGGATGGATGACTCAGGGAAAAGGCTATGTGTCATAGTATTAAGGTCAGTGATAAGCCTACCAAAATCAGTATCGCTATCGTTCGGGTTTAACTCCTTGGCTAACTCGGTCAAAAAGGTTTGAGCTTGGTTGTAATTTTCAGAGCCCTGACGCACTGTGTCAAACAGCTCTCCAAGCGTCTTGAAAAGCGCTCCCGAAGGATGGGTGAGTTGGGTGATGCACGACTCTGCTGGAATGATTACAATTTTTGGAAGCTTTGATAAGACATTGCCGGGTATTCCTCCAGGGTTCTCCACCCAAACAGGTTCTTGAGCTGTATCAGCGTCCCAGTAACTAGGTAAGTCAGTGAGGAGGTTCTTGACAGCTGCATGGCTTAGCAGCTTGCTTAAGTTCGCCTCTCCAAAATGGTCACGAAGAAAAATATCAGTAAAATCCTCTCCGACAAGATCCTCTACTTTTCTGCAGTCGACGTAACGTGCATTGACAGTGCGGGGGTATTCCATGAGGAAGACTTTAGGCTTGGAGTGTTCGATGCTCCACTTTTTCTTATAGATGATTTTCTTGTTTGTTTCTCCGGGCAAAGGAGCTTCGTGGGTGATAACGCGCCCTTTGAAGCCAAGCCACCCATCAGAATCCTCTGGAAGATTTCGATACTCGGCTACAATTTCAATTTCGGTTTCCCGTCGATAGTCTTCAGTTTCAGGGATAAACGTTTTCGAATAATCGTCGAGGGACACATCACTAGTTTTGTGTAGGTAATCAAGCGCTGCAAACACGCTGGATTTCCCGGCATTATTTGGCCCTATCAGAAAGGTAGTATCTCGAAATTTGATTTTACAGTCTTTGAGCTTGCGGAAATTTTTGATATCGACTTCATGTAAACGCATGTACAGCTTCCTTGTCTAACGTTTAATAGCAGGTGATGAATCTGCGTACGACTGAATGCTCCGACGTTGATGCGAAAGCAAAAAACCTTACGTTCCGCAAGCCTAGTACTGAATTCTGGGTTTTCCACGTTCTCTAGACATCTTCGGACGGTGCTTTGGCGGACCCAGTCGAGAGTGTCCAGTCCGCTCCGTTCCCAGCGCGTTGGTCGGGCTCGGCACTTTTAAATATTGATGAATGCTCAGCGTATCGGCACGACGTTGCGGTCCCTGGTTTGATTGATCGCAGATGCCAGCAGACTACCCGTGGCCGCTTTCTGGATGTGGTCACTCCACCAGGCCATCATCGGACGACGGCGTTCGATATAGTCAGCTCGGTTGTAGGCACTTCGGACTTCGTCCTTGTCGACATGCGCCAGCGCGACTTCGATCAGCTCCGGATCCCACCCATGCTCGTTCAGGATGGTGCTGGCCATGGAGCGCATGCCGTGGCTGACCAAGCGGTCCTGGAAGCCCATGCGTTTCAACGCCATGTTGGCGGTCTGGCTGTTGGCGTGGGTGCGCGGATTTCTATCTGCCGGGAACACGTATTCCCGGTGGCCGCTGTGGGGCTTGAGCGCCTCCAGTAACGCGAGTGCCTGTTCGGTCAGCGGGATGGTGTGCGGGCGACGCTTTTTCATGCGCTCCGGCGGGATGGTCCAGATTCGTTTGTCGAAGTTGATGTCTGCCCATCTGGTGGTCGCCGCTTCGGCAGGACGGGTCATGGTGTGCAGTTGCCATTCGATCAGGCAGCGGGTAATCCGCTTGATGCTGGCGTTCGCGATTTCGATCATGAGCTCGGAAAGCTCATCGGGTCGTAGCGCGGCCATGTTCTCTTTCTTGGGCTTCTTGAAGACCGCCCGAATGCCACTGAGAGGGTTAGCGAAAATCAGCCCGGAGTTTACGCCGTAGGTCATGATCTCGTTGAGCCGTTGGCTCAGTCGCTTCACTGTCTCGAGGCTGCCTTTGGCCTCGATTGGGCGAAGCAGTTCGATGACCATCGGTGCGGTAATTTTCGAGAGCGGCGTTGTTTTCAAGTCAGGAAATACATGCAGTGTGAGCGACCGCCAAATGTCTTCGGCGTACGCTGGCGTGACCGAGTCCTTCTTAAGCTCAAACCATGCGGTGGCCACGTTCTCGAACGTATGTTCCGTCTCCGCTCGTTTGGCTTCGTCCTTTGCATTGCGTTGCACCTTGGGATCAATGCCCTGTGCAAGCAGCTCGCGCGCTTCAACCACTTTCTTCCTAGCGTTCGCTAGCGAGAGCTCTGGGTAAGTGCCTAGCCCCATATTGATACGGTTTTTGGTTACCGGCTCGCGGTAATTGAAGTTCCACAGCATCGAGCCGTTGCTCCTGACTCGGAGCTGGAGGCCGTCACCATCGCTGAGGACGTAATCCTTGTCTTTTGCCTTGACTGCCTTGAGCTGGCGGTCAGATAGGCGGAGGGCTGGAGCAGGCATGAGAGCTACCTCTGACACCGTTTTGGTATTCCAAAAAATAGCACCGGATGGCTTGGAATACCATTTGGAATACCCAAACGGCTGGAACTCAAAAAACCTTAGCGGAGCTCAGTAACGCTTAAGCCCTTGATTCTGCTGGATTTCAGGCACAAAAAAAGACGTCCGTGGACGTCTTTAGATGATGAAATGGTGGAGCCGGGGGGATTTGAACCCGCATTCAACCCTTATTTTCTGCAGCTTTCAGCGCTGAAGCTGTCTTTTTGCTGTCATTTAATTTTAAGCCGTCCGCGACTACCATTCGCCACCGCTGCGTGTCACTGAGGTGATTCATCCGACCTACGGCCTGTAAAGTAGAGTCGTCTACGTATAGAATGCTCGGCCTTCACGCGGAGTGTCATACGGATATGCTATACACTGAAGGGCTATTGATAGAAGCCGCAACGCTTCAGGCGAAGGCGATCAAGAAGCGCATCGCTAAAGATTTTACAAATCCTGCCGTCTATATACCTGAGAAGATGCCTGTCTCGGTGTTCATGGCGGGATGCGCAGGAGCCGGGAAAACAGAGGCTGCAATCGAGCTAATAGCTGAGCTTGACGCCTCGGGAAAATCAAAAATTATGCGCATCGATCCTGACGACTTCCGCCGTGAGTTTGAGGGGTATACGGGCAGTAATTCTTGGATGTTTCAGTACCCGGTTTCGATTTTGGTTGACAAGATTCACGATATGGCATTAGAACAGAGTCAGTCGTTCATTTTGGATGGCACGCTCTGTAACCTTGCTAAAGCAGAGAAAAATATCTCCCGCTCGCTCAAGCGTCATAGAGACTGCGTCGTGATTTTCGTTTATCAGAAACCTGAGCTGGCCTGGCGTTTCGTAGCCGCTCGGGAAAAAATTGAAGGTCGACGCATACCTCCGGAAATTTTTGTTGAGCAATTTTTCACCACGAAAGAGGTGGTCAATTCTCTCAAGAAGAAATTCGGCAAAGATATTCGTGTTGATCTTCTAGTCAAGAACACTGATGCGTCGCCGAAGTCATATGAGGTGAACGTTTCCAAAATCGAAGATCATCTGCACGATGGATATGATCGTGAGGGTCTGCTGAAACACATCAAGTCCGGGGTTTTGCTATGAAAAAAGCGCAATCAACACGTTCTACTCCATTTTCTGATTTTTTTCGTAACGCTCCTGCCGATCAGAAGCAGCGCGTTTACCAGTCCGTACTGAAACGGTCGACAGATCGTCAACTGGAAGTGTTAGCCGCTGCTCGAGCGGGTTAATCCTGATAAAAAAGCCGCGCTCTGCGGCTTTTTTGTGTCAAAAAATCCTACTCACTGTCTGTGTTTTCTAAGCGAACATCAAAAAGTGCAGTGGCCTTCTGCCCGGCAATTTCATCGGCAGAGGGCATCCAACGTCCGTACACCCTGGCAATCATTTTCCAGTCGGTGTGTCCTATTAGCCACCCACATAGGGTGCTCACAAGCCTTCTGCAAGGCTTTCAGCTATGAGACCGCCATAACTTGTCATTTCAGTGCTGCACATTTATTAGGGCATCTGCTTGACGAATAATTAGCTGGTTATGCATACAGTATTTTGTTATATTTTCTTACAGGAACGAGCCATGCTGCAGGTGTCAAGGATAATTTGACATTCGCTCTTGACTTCGGCAGACTCGCGCCTCATTTTGATGTCTAGCTGGTTTCACAAGGAGGGCAAAACGATGAGTAGAGATGCGCGTGCAGTTGCCCAGCGAATCCTTAACGAGTGCCGTGAGGCTGGGGATCCTGCTGTAACACCTATGCAGCTTTTGAAGCTTGTATATATTGCGCACGGATACATGCTTGCGAGGCATGGTGTACCTCTGATAAACGAGCCTGTTGAGGCTTGGCAGTATGGTCCGGTAGTCCGCAGCGTTTACCAGGCCGTGAGGGATTTCCGCTCAGCTCCGGTTACCAACGTACCTGCACCACCTGTCGTGTTCGATCAGAACGAGCTGGCTGTAATGAAAGACGTTGCTCGGATTTACGGTCGAGCGGATGGCGTTACCCTTTCGGCAGCTACGCATCAACCCGGAACTCCATGGAGTGTGACCTGGAATAATCACGGGAAAAACGCTGTGATTTCGAACGATATGATTGAAGGTTTCTATCGTTGGATTTTGAATCAGCCAACTCATTCGTCTCTTTGAGCTAAGTTGGAGGTGGCGAGTATTCGCCTGAAGGATAATTGAGCGAATTCTTGCCACCATCTCCACAGTCTACCTCCCCCCTTTCTGACGCTGCAGCTCTCGAAGAGGCGGATGCTTTTGCAAATAACGAAGAGCAATTAAATAGCGAGTTCCTCCCGCCCTTATCAACTGCTGAGTCTCCGCTTCTTAACCCCAAATTAGTCGGGGAAATGCAGGCGTTTGCTAACAACGATGATCAAGCCCAGAAGCGCAAGCATGCCGACGAGATCCATGGCATGAGGCTTTCCCACAGCAATCAGCTGCTGTTGCTTGCTGTTTTATGGATATTCGTAATTTTTGTTGTAGTACTTTTGCAAGGATTTGGGCAGTGGTTTACTCCCATCCCAAAGGAGTATTCCTATCTGCCGTTCAAGCTCTCTGATACCTTGCTGATCACTTTCATAACCTCTACAACCGGCACTGTGGTCGGTCTGTATGGTATTGCGGCGTACTGGCTATACGGTAAAAAAGCAGAACAGAAAGCACCCCCTAAGGATAAAAAGAAATAGCCTAATCTGAAATTGGCTGAGGAAATCCTATAGCGCGGTTATCGACAGCTTTCTCACTCCATAATCCTTCAGCTCTGCTACCAGCACCCTCATCTGCTGACGGCATCCAGCGTCCGTATACGCGGCCAATCATTAACCAGTCGCTATGCCCCATCTGCTTCGCCACCCACATAGGGTGCTCACCAGCGGATAGCATCATTGAGGCGTAGGTGTGCCGGGTCTGATATGGGCGTCGATATCTGACGCCGGCCTTCTTCATAGCCGGAACCCACATCGTCTTCCTGATCGGCCCATCGCCAGCCCATCGTTCCAGAGTTCTGGGGTTCTGAAAGACTTCAGCGTCCGTTAGGAATGTGTGTGTCTTCTGCGCTTTCAATGCCTCTAGCGCGGGTCTTAGCAGCTTCACGCTTCTGCGGCCGGCGGCAGTCTTCGTGGTCTCCGCCTTTCCCTTGCCGGCTTGGGTCATCGCACGGCTGACCATGACCTCTTCGCGTAACCAATCAATATCACCCCAATTCAGTGCTACCAACTCACTGGTGCGCAGCCCTGTCCACAAGGCGAACTGCATCATATTGCGAGCCTGGCCGGACAGTACTGCTAGCACGGCCTGCTGCTCCTCGGGACTGAACGGGTCAACGTCGTCTTTCTTTGGTGGTGCCGCCTTGCGCGAGTAAGTCCAGCCGGACAGCGGGTTCAATTCGATCAGCTCCTCCTCGACTGCATCGTTCAGCGCGGAGCGCAGGCAGCTCTGGATATTGCTGAGCGTCTTGTTGCTCACCTCCAGGGTGTCGAGCCAGTCGCGCACGGCTTTTCGCTTCAGTTCCACCATCATCGTGTTGCCCAGTGCAGGGATAAGGCGAAGCGTGACCAGCTTCCGGTATCCGTCGAAAGTGCTGCTGGCAACATGCTTTTCCTTAGCATTCAGCCACCTTGTCAAGAAACCACTAACCGTCTCTCGGGAAGCTTCAGGTGCAAACTTCGCTGCACGGGGAGATCTCGGGAATGTCACCGAGTAGTCGAAGGTGCCAATCGATATGGCATGTTCGATCGCAGCCTTGTGTAGTTCGGCCTTCTTCAGATTAGTGGCGGTGGGCTTGAGCGTGATCCGCTCGCGGCACCTGACGCCCCGATACATGAACGTGATTTCGATACTCGAATCGGAGACTGCCCGAACTCCCCTCCCGCCTCTACCCATGACTCATACCCCTCCACGTCAATCAGCGTCCGGCCATCCGGCGCTCTGGTCCAAATTTCACCGAGCCGCCAGATCCCATCGCGGATTTTTGAGCGGATCGCGTCTTCTGTGTAGCCAGACTCGCTGGCGAACTTCCTGATGGTCACGTAGCGCATAAGCCTCATCGCCCCATGGGTAACCGCGTGGCATTGCAATCTAAAAGTTCTGAAGCTTGCGTATACCCCACGACAGGCTGCGCGGCCAGGCGCCCCGAAGCGGTAAGCGTTGCATCAGCGACCGCTGCCCCGCGCAGCTTTTCGTGGGGTATACGTGCCTCGGTAGTGGCGCTGGAAGGAGCAATAATGCCTGCTGCTGCGCAGCAGAGACTTTTTGTTTCTGACGTGTCGACACCACTGGTGCGGCGGAGCAAAGCGGCCTCGGCGCTGATGTTTTCCTGTTGGTTCTTCATGCCGCTTTCCTCCGGTGTTCGATGGCGAGTTGGTCCATCAGGCGCTGGTGATAGGTGAGTCGGGCTTCTGCGGCAGGCCATGGACGGATGGTTTCAGCCATGGGTTGTATGCCGACCAAACAATCCCAGATAGCCGGATCGGTTGGCATCAGGTCGCGGCGTTCGGTGGCCAGCGCAGTCAAGTCGCCCTGGTGAACGCACACAGGAAGTTCTGTCTCGATGTCGAAGCGCTTGCACACGCGTTGCCATACCCAGTCTTCAAAGTCCTGGTATGCATGCATCCACTGCTTCAGCGGCTTGGTCATATCGCCCAGGTACGCCTCTGGCGCGTCGTGGAGTAAGGCGGCGAGCTTGTGTTCTTCGGGCACCAGCTCGGCGACGATGCAGCAGTGTTGCGCCACGCTGTAGAACTCGCGGGTATGCCCGTTGAAGCGGCAGAGGTGTGCCAGTGAGTGGGAGATATCCCGTGGGTCGATCATGTCGGCGTCGGGTTCGAACAGGTCGAAGCGCTTGCCGGTGTGGGTGAGGATCCAGTTCATGCGGCCTCCTTCACGAGATCGGCCAGCAGCAGGGCGTTGTCAGTTGCCTTATGCAATTCGCGCAAGGCGTCGTAACCGATCAGCGCTTTCAACTGCCGGTCGAACTCTTTGTTATGGCGAGTCACCGCGCTCAGTTCCTTCATGGCCTTGGTGTACTGCTGCTGCAGTGTTCCAGCGGCCTGGGGCGTCAGACGCAGCGTTGGGATAGCGCGACTCATGCTGCATTCTCCTGATAGAAGGAATCCAGCTCGTCGGCCATGCTCAATGCGTGGTCACGCAAAACGAGTGCTTGGGTGGCGTGGCTTTCGGATTGCAATGCGCGGAATGTATCGGCAGCGAGTTTGAGCTTTCCGGCGATATCCAAAAGGATCTGACGGTCCTGTGGCTCGCGGATCAAAATCAGCTCCAGGCGCGTGCATCGTTTCGTAGCCTGTTCAAGGGCCGTCGCGCCCGACGACTCTCCCTCCTCAATGCCCTCGATGTAGCCCTTGGTGTGGCCATCGTCGTAGCCTTCGCTCCAGCCATCCTTCAATCCGCCTCGATAACCACTCCAGTAAAGAATGGCGATCGAGATTACGACGGCGATCAGTGCGCAAATTTCAATTGCTGTCATGTGGTTTGCTCCTTGGTTGTGTTCCGCTTGGCTGGTGGTGCAGCGGTTGCGGGGGGGCAGCTGTTGTTGGGGGTATCGGTTAACGTGTGAGATTGGGTGTTTGCCATCTCCTCATCTGCGGCATCCGACTGTGTATCAATGAAGATGGCCAGATGGCGGATGTCGATGAAGCGGGAACGTTTGGCGCTTGTGTCCAGGGTGGTGATGGGCAGCGCCACGCGGCCACTTGCCAGTACGCGAGTGAAGTTGTCCTGGTTGAGATTGCTGAAATAGTGCTGGCGTACCTTTTCGAGCGGTACGAGCAGATCCCCGAAGGTTCGGTGCAGCAGGTCGACGGTTTGACTTCTGGGCGCTTTCGGCAGGCGCAGTTCGCGCTGTGCGGAGGCTGTCATGCTGCGTTGGCCTTATCTACTTGCGCTTGGAGACTGCCGAGCGTCAGTTTTCCGGTTTTACGCTGCGGCGCTGCTTTGGCATGAGGTTGGTGGCTTGCTCGAATGTCGCGGTTGATGGCTGCCAGCGCTGTGCGTGCTGTGCTGCCAAAGGCCACGAAACGCGGCAGTGGGGAGGTGCTGTCGATCGGTTCGAGCACGGCACCCAGCTCAACTCCCTCGATTCCGCAGCCAAGGCGCAGCATGGCGCGAGCACGATAGTTGGGGCCGAGATCGATGACGAGTTGGTCGAGCGCAGCCGCCAGTTGTAGGTGCTCGATTTGCAGCGGCGCGCCAGTGATAGTGAGGGAAACGCCGGCGGCGGTGGCAGCCAAGGTGAGGTTGGCAAGAATCTTCTCAGCGGTACGACGTTCTTCGGGCAGGTTCAGCAGCTCGATCAGTAGGGTGTCAATCAGTTTGCGGTCCATGTGTGTTACCTCTGGGGTGGTTCCAGGCGATCTCAACGTGGCTGCGCACCAGCTCGCGTAGGTGCTCCGGTACCTCTGCCAGTGCAGCGATGCGTTCCTCACGGGTTCGCATTGCCGTGATCTGGCGGGCGTACTGGCGCGGCCACGTTTCGGGCTGTCTCATTACGCGACTTCTCGCGGGTCGGGCACGGCGGGTGGGGCTGGTCGTTCAATACCGATCTGTTTGGCCAGCCAGGAGATGCCGATATCGGTGACGCGCGTGGTGCGCTGGTATTGCAGGCCGTGCTTTTCGTGAAACCAACGGCTCTCGCGGGTGACCAAAAAGTCTTTGGTTGCGGCTGGGTTGGCTGGCAGATTTTTTTTATCCAGCAGACCTTTGTCGCGCATGCGTTGCATCAGCTCGCGGTGACCCAGGCCCAGGCGTTCGGCTACGCGCTTGAGGGATAGGCTCATGACGGCACCTCACGCGGCGGCTGCGAGGCTATTGCGGTAGCCTTGCAGGAACTGGTTGAGGTTTTCAGCCAAGATTGCGTAGGCGCGCTGGTTGTCGGCGGGCAGAGTGAGCACGCAGCCGGCGTTGTCGAGCTCGATCTTGGCCGTACTGCCGCCTTGACGGTTGCGCTGGATCTGGATCGAGGGCTCCAGTTCGTCAGCGATCACCCGCCATTTGCCACGCCCACGTCGGATTGCCAGACGTAGAGTGGCTTCTGTATCACTGACAGCCTGATGCTCATCTACGTCGGGCACGCCGGTAGGGCTGCGGCCATTGGCGATACCTTCGATAAAACTCGCTACGCACGTGGCGTTGTTTTTGCGGTGCTTATCGAGGGTGACGGATGTATTGCGCGTCCCGCAGATGCGCACCATTACCGTGATGCCGGCGGTGCACTGCTCGATCTCGACCTGAGCCGCTACGGATTGGCCGCCATCACGCGAGTGCAGGGTATGATTGAAGGTGCCGCTAAGGTTTACCTGAGCCTGTAGCCGGATATAGGCGGCTGCGTTGAGAGATAGTCTGCTCATGCTGCACGCCCTCCATCGTCTGGATTAAAGGGGGTAGGCGTCGGGGTGGTGGTTGATTTGCGTTTGGTGGGGGCGAAGGCGCAGCCGTAGATTATGGCTAGGCGGCGCACCTCGAAAACGCGGCTTTCTCGGCACGTTGGTAGTACGTGCAAGGTTGCGGTTTGCATGGGAATTGCCTCGCTCTGTGGTGAAGAGATGAGGCAAGTAAACAGTTTGTTTGGTTTGTGGTCAACACATTTTGTTTGGTCTTAGATCAGAGGCGGTCCTTTCAGTGGTCTGATTGATGACCACCAAAATATTCGTCCCAGTATTACTATTCGTTGCTCCATTATCTGATCAAAATCGTAGTCTTCATCGATGTAGTCGATGGAATTGAAGCTTTTCATTTTCAATCCAGTCGGGGTGCGCTGAAGAAATTTGATGCGAAAGTGTCCGTCGTGGTCGATCGCGTAAATCTCACCGTCAATTACCCTTGTCATGCCGGTATCTATACCTACGGTTGCGCCGGAAAGAATCAATGGGTGGTTGCTGTTGCCATTATTGGTGGCAAACACAGCATTTGACGGGTCGACCCCGCAGCTCCTCATTGTGGCTCTGGAAAATCGAAGCTTTGATCCTGAAAACTCTTGGACTTCAGTGCGGGCAAATCTACCTGGGCCAGAGGAAAGCTCGACTTCCTTATACAGCCTCAGCTCGACCTCGTCGTTGTCTAGTGGTGTCTCTGAATCCCATGTGGCTAAAGGCTCAAGCACATAGAGGGGCGAGTCATTGGCTGCTGGAGGCGGGCCGAATCGGTCGGTCTCCGGAGTCCACATTGGGACATCTTTTCCTTCCAGCCACTCTCGCTCTACGACCAAGGTTTTCGCAACTTGGCCCACCATATAGGCAGGCACGCCTCTGGTTTTCCAGTTTGTGATGTTCTGGTCGTTATCCAGATCTAGGATTCGTGCGAGTTGTGCGCCCGTGATTCCGGCGTACTCCAGCGCTTGACGGAAGCGCTGCCCTTTGAGGCGGTGTGGTTGTTTGCTCATAAACAGGATGTTACAACCCTTGCGTCTAAATGATAACAAACGTATTGTTTGCTTCGGTTGTTCATTTTGTTTAATTTGGGTGACGTATGAATACGCCTGATCAGGTGTTCGATTTGATCGTACGAGTTGCGGGAGAGGCCGGAAAACGTCCGTCGCAGCTTGCGCGGGAGTGTCAGGTTAGCCCTCAGCGCTTTTTCAATTGGCGGCATCGTGGCGTACCAGTCGCCCATGTTCGTCCGCTTGCGAAAGCCCTTTCGTGGGGGCTTTTGCCGCATGAATTACGGCCAGACTTGCCGGAAGTATTTCCGGCACCTGAAAGCGTCGTTGTAAGAGCAGCTTAGAAAAAAGGCGACCTAAAGGCCGCCCAGTTCCTCCCGGCACACACCACCACAGTGCTGTCGGGGTCGCGATAAAGGTAGGCGGGCAAACCACATGCAAACCGCCTCCCTTTATCGCGCTACCAAGGCACGGATGCCTTGGGTTGCCTGATAACCCACCACGGTCTTCAGGCTTTAACGGCAGGGCGCATGCGGAGCGTGTGCCTTGCCATTGGGGTGCAGCCGGAGTTTCTACCACAGAGCGCCCGGCTGCGTGCGACCACCTGTGAGTGACCACGGCGCAACTGTACCAAACAGGCACGCGGCGGTCACTGGCAGAGTTTTTGGAGTTTTGCCATGAACCGTAAACAGTTCAATTCCATTGAGCGCGCACGGCGTTCGCTGTTGACTCTACCGCAAGCTTTGCTTCACGCCGCACGTGATTATCCAGGCGGCGCCACTGCCATTGCCGCTATCGACGGCGGGAACGCCACCACGCTCAATCATAAACTGAGCCTGACCAACACCAGCCACACGCCTAACATTAGCGATCTTGAATTGGTGCTGGATGCCACACGCGATCCGCGCATTGTAGATGCGTTGCTGCATCCCATCGGTTGGGTGGGCATCGACGTTTCCGACTTGAGCGACACCGACACGGCACAGTCGCTGATGGCTGTCATCGGGGAGTTGCTCTCCCGTGAAGGCGAGTTGGCCACGCATGTGTCGACCGCGCTGAAGGATGACAAGTTGGACGATGACGAGCTGGCTGAGTTTGAGCTGCTTGCCGAGCGCATGGTCCAGGCGGTGTTCAAATTGCGCGCGGTGCTCCGCAAGAAACACGCGGAGGATCTGACCCATGTCTGACAATGCAGATGTTGCTGATGGCGTTATCGCTCTTAATCTAGCGCTGGCTATGGCCGCTCGGCCTACCGCCAACCCAGGCCAATGCGCTCTTGAGTGTGTGGACTGCGGGGAGGGCATTCTTGAAGCTCGGCGGTTAGCGATGCTTGATCGCGGCTGTACACGCTGCACTGACTGCCAGGAACTGGCCGACCGGCGTGGGGTGCGCGCATGACTAATCACGAATTGCTCGATGATGTGTTAGCCCAACTGCAGGACTACGGGCTTAAACCGGAAACTCCACTGGTGATTGGTAAACGGACGCGCTGCGAGTGCGACGGTGATAAGGCCCCGGAAAAAACCGGCTGGTATGTGATCTATGAGCATCTTACTGGCGGCAAGACGCTGTACTGCGGTGCGTTTGGTGACTGGCGCCAGGGGGAAAAGGGGAGTTGGCAGAAGATTAAGGTTAAGGGTGGTCGGTTGAGTGCTGAGGATCGGGCGGTGATGCGGGCCCGGGCCGAGGAGGGTCAGCGTAAGGCGGCTGAAGCCGAGGCACGCAAGCATCGAACTGCCGCGCGCCGTGCTGCGGGTATGTGGAAGCATTTGGAGGTAAAGGGCCATTGCGCATATCTGGATGCGAAGCGTGTGGCCGGTTTTGGCCTGCGTTATAAGAACAAATCGGGCTGTGCGCTTGTACCAATGCGCAGTGTCAAAACCAGGGAGGTGATCGGCCTGCAGGTGTTGTTCCCTGAAGTGCAGCCCAAGCTGGGGCGTAATAAGACCTATTGGCCGGCGGGCTTGGAGAAAGAGGGGGCGGTGCATTTGATCGGCCCTGAACCTGAGCCCGGTGATGCAATTCTGGTGTGCGAGGGATATGCGACTGGCGCGAGCCTGCATATGGCCACCGCACTGACGGTGGCGGTGTGCTTCGATGCTGGCAATTTGTTGCCGGTGGCGCAGGGGCTGCGGGTGCGTTACCCCGGTCGCCCTCTGTTGTTCTGTGCCGATGATGACTGGAAAACCCAGGTGCAGGGTAAGCCGTTCAACACGGGCAAGGTGAAGGCGGAGAACGCGGCGCTGGTCGTTGGTGGCCAGGTGGTGTTGCCGATCTTCGATAATGACCGTGAGGCTGGTTGGACGGATTTTAACGACCTGCATTGTGCTGAGGGTTTAGATGCGGTGCGCCGCCAGGTGTTGGCGCTGGTAAGACCGGCGACGGATGCCGGATGGCATGAAAAGCTGTTGCGGTCTGCTAAGGGTGGGATTTTGGCGCACCCTTATAACGTCGGATTGATTCTGGGTAATGACTCGCGCTGGAGCGGGGTGATTGCGTGGGATTCGTTTGCGTCGAAAATCATTAAGGCGCGCACACCGCCGTTTGGTGGCAGTGCAGGTGACTGGGAGGATATCGACGATATCAAGGTGATGATGTGGCTGGCCGAGGTTTACGGGTTGTCCGTGAAGTCACCAAATGTGTTTGAGGCGGTTAACTCAGTTGCGCATGACAATGCCTTTCATCCGGTGCGCGATTATTTGGGCGGGTTGGTGTGGGATGGCGCTCCGCGACTGGAGCATTGGCTACAGGATCGGCTGGGCGTTGCTGATAGTGATTACACGCGGAAGGTGGGTAAGCGCTGGTTGCTGTCTGCTGTAGCACGTGTTTTCCAGCCTGGCTGTAAGGTCGATGTGATGCTCATTCTGGAGGGGTTGCAGGGGGAGGGTAAGTCGACTGCTGCAGGCATACTTGCCGGTAAGTGGTTTATGGATACGGCATTCGACATGAGCAGCAAGGATGCGTATCAGGCGATCCGGGGTAAGTGGATCATCGAGATGGCGGAGCTGGATGCGCTGAATAAGTCCGATACGACGAAGGCCAAGCAATTTGTTTCATCGGCTACGGACCATTACCGAGAGAGCTACGGGCGGCGGCATTTGAGTGTGCCGCGCCAGAGTGTATTTATCGGCACCACTAACCAGGATGAGTACCTAAAGGATGACACGGGCAACCGCCGTTATTGGCCGGTTACGTGTACGAAGGTTGATCTGGATGGCCTGCGGGCTGAGCGTGATCAACTCTGGGCCGAGGCGGTAGCCTGTTTTCGCGCGGGTGATATTTGGTGGGCTGAGCGTGAAGAGAACGAACTGTTTGCGGCTGAGCAGGATAAGCGCTTCCAGGCGGATATGTGGGAAGAACCAGTGGTTCACTACCTGGCAGCCAAGCATCTCGGCGAAACGGTGACGGGCGCACACCTGTTGCAGCATGCGCTGAATATTGACCCGAGCCACTGGGGCAAGCCTGAGCAGATGCGGATCGGCAAGATTATGCATCGGCTGAAATGGCCGCGCCGACGCCGTACTAGTGGCCCTGGTGGTGTCCGGGGTTATGAGTATTTGAAGCCGGCTGAGTGGAAGCGCAGAATTATCGAGCCCACGCAGGAGACTGCATTTTGATTCCTGAAATGGATGAGATGCTGAAACTTTGGGCGCTGGATATGCATGGAGGCACGGGGGCCGGCGGCGGTGCCAGCAGTATGTTGGGACAGTTGATGGATTGCCGGGGTGAGTTGATACGTGGATCGTGCGGTGGATCTAGGATGCTTCTGCCCTACAGCGCAGATATAGAATTGATCGTGAACAAGCATCTGGCGTGGCCGTTGGAGCAGGTGGTGCGTGAGCATTATCTGAATAGATCCAGCCTGGAACGGCAGAAGTGGGCACATTGTGGATGCGGACGTACGCAGTTCTATGAGCGCTTGCATGCTGCCCATCTGGAGATAGCGGGTTTGTTGCTGGAGCGCGCAGCGTGATTGTGCCTTTTGGCTTGCCTGACCTACTGGTGCTATTGCTGGTGGAGCAGGCGCAGCGCCCGCCAATCGGGGCTCAGACCTACTGTCCTACCTTTTCTAGGATTTCCCCGCGTGGTGCGTACACCCTCGCACGCGCGTGTCACGCGCAGCGTTTATTAATCTCTCTCTATACGGGGGAAAAGGTAATAAATAGTAGGACGGTAGGTCAGCGCTTTGATTCTTGGGGGCTGCAATTGGCGCACCTGTCTTTAGTTGTGTGGGGCAGGTCGGTCACTGCCCTGCGGGGCCATAGCCAGTCACGTTATATGTCCGCTGATTGTAGATGTGAGGCCGTTGATTGCGGGGTGGCAGCGCTAAACGCTTGCTGCCACCGGACTGGAGGGGTATAAATCAGTCATGTTCAGAGAGGTACGCAACCAGGCGACCTCACCACAAACCCGGCCCTCGCGCCGGGTTTTCGCGTTTATGAGGCCGGGAAATGACGAACGAACAGCAAGCACTGGCAGAAATGCCGATCTGGTTAGTGATCGTCCTGGCCCTGGTGGGCGGTGTATCGGGTGAGATGTGGCGCGCGGACAAAGAAGGGGCGCGTGGTTGGGCGCTGATCCGGCGGCTGGCCCTTCGGTCCGGCGCCTGCGTGGTGTGCGGCGTATCGGCGATCATGCTGCTGTACGCGGCGGGCATGTCGATCTGGACCTCTGGCGCACTTGGATGCCTGACAGCCATGGCGGGCGCAGACGTTGCCATTGGGTTGTACGAGCGCTGGGTCGCCAAGCGGCTGGGTGTGCGTGAGGGCTCTGCCGATGTCCAGTCAGAGCAATGAACGTCGCGGCAGTAGCACGGAGCGCGGTTACGGGTACAAGTGGCAGAAGTCCCGCGAGGGGCATCTGCGGGAGAACCCCTACTGCACAATGTGTTCGACTGATCAGCGGCCCGTCGCCGCAACAGTCGTCGACCACAAGATTGCGCCCAAGCTCAAGGACGCCAAGGACAGTGGCGATCCGGTGCGGCTCAAGGCGGCATGGAAGCTGTTCTGGAACCCGGCGAACTGGGCCAGTCTCTGCAAATTCTGTCACGACTCGACCAAGCAGCGGATGGAGCGGACCGGCACGGTCCCAGGCTGCAACCCTGACGGTCGCCCCGTGGATCCCGGCCATCACTGGAACCGATGACCAGGGGGCGAAAATGCACCAAAAAATGGCACTCCCCAGGGTAGGGGGGTGAAAAACTTTTTCCGGGATTCGTTCTAGACCGCTCGCCCCCCTCCGTGCGCAACGTCGGGATAAATGAGGGAGGGGGGGTATCAACAGGTAGGGGTTATTTTTATGGCCGGAAACGGAAATTCGGGGCGCCCTGGGAAACCAGCGGCGCTCAAACTGCTGCAGGGAAATCGTGGTCGGGAAAATATCAGCGACCTGCTGGCCGAAGTCGCGGCGCCGTCGGTTCCAGTCGGCGCACCGCCCATGCCCGATGTGCTGTCTGCTGAGGCCATCGCTGAGTGGGAGCAGTTGGTGCCTGCGTTGATTTCGTTGGGCATCGTTTCGCAGCTGGATGCTATGGCGCTGGCCACCTACTGCCAGGCTACCGCTGATTGGCGCCGTTATCAGCGCTTGATCGCGAAGCGCAACGACGCCTCAGATGATGACCTGGGCGGCGAAATCCAGACGTTCAAAACCGGCGCCCAGCAAATGCACGTACTTCGCCAGCTTGCGAATGACGCGGAAAAACGCGCCAACACCGCTGGCGCGCAGTTCGGTCTGTCGCCCGTGTCCCGACGGAACCTGAAAACGTCGGCGGCGCCGCAAGGTGAGCTATTCCCCAATGACCAACGAGACGCTGCAGACAAGTACTTCAACTGATGATCGCATCAGCGCATTCGCTCTGGCGGTGCTGGCCGGTGAAATCGTCGCCGGCCCTGATGTTCGCAACGCCTGTAAGCGGCATCTGCTTGACCTGAAACACGGGCCGTCTCGCGGCCTGATCTGGGATCTGGCCAAAGCCAACCGCGCCATCGGTTTTTTCGAAGAGGTGCTCTGCCTCAACGGTGGCGACTACGAAGGCATGCCCTTCCTGCTGGCCCCGTGGCAGGCGTTCGTCGTCGGCAGTTTGTTCGGATGGATGACGGAAGACGGATTTCGCCGCTTCCGACTGGGCTACATCGAAACCGGAAAAGGTTCGGGAAAAAGCCCCTTGGTGGCCGGTATCGGTCTTTACGGCTTGGTATCGGACGGTGAGCAGCGCGCCGAGATCTATGCCGCTGCGACCAAGCGCGACCAGGCCATGATCTTGTTCCGTGATGCCGTGTCGATGGTCGACATGTCGAAAAAACTCAGCTCACGCCTGGTGCAGTCGGGCCGGGACGAAAAAGTCTGGAATCTGTTTTACCCCAATACCAACTCCTTCTTCCGGCCAATCAGTGCCGACGAAGGCAAGTCAGGACCACGTCCACACATCGGTTTGCTGGATGAGGTGCACGAACACAGAACCGCCGCGACCGTGAACATGATGCGCGCCGGTACCAAGAACCGGCGCAAGGCCATGGTGGTGATGATCACCAACAGTGGCTCCGACAAGAAAACCGTCTGTGGTCAGTATCACGACCTGGGTGTGCGGATCTGTGCCGGCATTGAGGAGGACGACAGTTTCTTCGCATTCATCTGTTCGCTTGATGAGGGTGACGATCCGTTCAGGGACGAAAGTTGCTGGGCGAAGGTTAACCCCTCGCTTGACCACATCGCCGAAGGACAGGCCGACGGCATCCCTGGTCGTAAGTACCTGCGCGAGCAGGTGAAGGCCGCGCGGGGGTTGCCGGCTCAAGAGTCGGTGGTGCGACGCCTGAACTTCTGCGAGTGGACACAGGCCGATGCGCCGTGGATTTCCTGGGCGGTGTGGAAACAGGCAGAAGAGCGCGTGCCGATGCGCATGTTGCGCAACCGCCGGTGCGTTGGCGGACTGGATTTGGCGAGCACCACGGATTTGACGGCGTTCGTTCTGTTGTTCTGGCCGGCGCCGCACGATCCGCACTGGCGGTTGTTGCCGTACTTCTGGATCCCAGACGATGACCTGCAAGGGCGGGAGGATCGCGACAAGGTGCCTTATGCCATGTGGGTCAAGGCCAAACACCTTGAAACCACACCAGGTCGGGCGATCAGCAAGCTGCACGTGTTGCGGCGCCTGGTGACGATCACCGCCTACTTCGGCGTTGAGCGCATCGCGTATGACCGCTGGCGGATCGAAGACCTGCTGCAGTTGATGTCCGAGTACGACATCACGCTGCCGGAGATGGTGGGTTTCGGCCAGGGGTTCAAGGATATGGGGCCTGCTGTTGACGAGTTTGAGCGGCGCCTATTGGGCTTGGCCCCTGAGGAAGAGGGCGTGACTGACCTCGATCCTAGCGAGTGGGAGCTCGTCGAAAGCGAGACAGTCGAAACACTGCGCCATGACGGCAACCCGGTGATGACCTGGAACGCCGGCAACGCGGTGATTGTTTCCGACCCAGCCAACAACCGCAAAGCCGACAAGGCCAAGGCAACGGGCCGCATCGACGGCATTGTCGCCTCCATCATGGCCACCGGCATCAGCAGCAAGTCCGGCGGTGCGAGCGGTACATCCATTTATGACGAAGGGATCAGTATATGAAATTGGTCATCCTGTCCTGGCTATCCGGCTTGCTGGGTTTCGGCCTGCTGGTCGGTGGCGTGGCGATGATGCATGTGCCCGCTGCGTGTGTCGTTGCGGGTGTTGGGCTGATGGCCTGGTCCCGGCTGGCGGATCGCGCAGCTGCTGCACTGAAACCTAAACCCAAAGGAGGTTGAGCATGTTCTTTTCAAGCGTGCTCGGCGAAGGTCGCGGCAATCTCACGGATACAGGCAGTGGTTTCTGGCGCGGCCTTATTGGTAGCGGACGCAACAGCACCGGCGTGAAGGTCACGCCGGAGACAGCGCTGGGTCTGCCAATCCTGCAAAACTGCGTGACGCTGCTGGCCGAGACCATGGGCCAGTTGCCGTGCGAGATGTACAAGCGCTTGGACAAAGGCCAGCGCGAAGCAGCGATCAACCATCCGGCGTATGACGTTCTTCGGTACCAGCCCAATGGCTTTCAGACGCCTTACGAATACATGGAGTGCATGCAGGGCGCTGCGGGTTTGCGGGGCAACGGTTACAGCTTCATTGACCGTCGGGATGACGGCAACGTGATGGCGTTGTGGCCGTTGTGCAACGAAAAGCTACAGGTGCTCAAGGGCGGCGACATGCTGCCGTACTACCGGATCGCCGGCGGCGACGCGCTGCCGATGCGCATGATTCATCATGTGCGATGGTTCAGCACCAATCACTACGTCGGGCTGTCGCCGATCGAGGTGCACGCCGATTCACTGGGTTTGGCCCAGGCCGTAAGGCAGTACACGGGTAAAAGCTTCGCCAACGGTGTAACGGTATCTGGCGTGATTGAGAGACCGCGTGAAGCACCGCCCATCAAAGACCAGGGCAGCATCGACAAGATAGTCGATCAATGGGGGCAGAAGTTTGGCGGCATGGACAACGCCAAGAAGGTCGCTTTGCTGCAAGAGGGTATGACCTTCAAACCTGTCTCCATGAGCAACGTCGATGCCGAGGTGTTGGGGATCCTCAAAACCACCGGTACCGATATTGCCCGGATCTACAAGATCCCGTTGCCGATGGTCAACGACCTGGAGAAGTCCAACTACAACACCCTTGAGCAGCTGATGATTCAGTTCGTGGTGTTCGCGTTGCTTCCGTGGGTCAAGCGCCACGAACAGTCGATGATGCGCGACTTCCTGTTGCCTACCGATCGGCGCAACTACTTCATCGAATTCAACCTGTCTGGGTTGCTGCGTGGTGACCAGAAGAGCCGCTATGAAGCCTATGCGATTGGGCGGCAGTGGGGGTGGCTGAGTGCCAATGACATCCGCCGCTTGGAAAACATGCCGCCGGTACCTGGCGGTGACATCTACATGCAGCCGCTGAACATGGTTGACGCCGGCAAAAGCGGCGGCGACTTGACCAACCCTGCTGTGCGCGCGCAACTCGAAATGCAGCACGCTGAAATTGAGAGGATTCTGGCGCAATGAAAAACTACCTGAGAGCCTCCAGCCTGCTGTTCAATCAGCCGCTGTTGGTGATGCCGGACATGTTGGACCTGGGTGTTCGCTGGGCCAACCAGGTGATGAGCTTGAACATCGTCAACATCGGCGCCCAGGGCGCTCCCGGCCTGTGGTCGGATGACGGCATGGACCGCATCGCCCAGCGTGAAGAAGAGCGCCGAACTGCGATCGCCCGCACTGGCATTGAGGTGATTCCGGTCAGTGGCGTGTTGGTCAGTCGGGGCAGCCATATCGGCATGTGCGAGACGATGACCAGCTATGAACAGCTGCGCGGCCAGATCCGCAACGCAGTCGCCGACCCCATGGTTGAGCGCATTGTGCTGGACATCGACAGTCCCGGTGGCTCCGCCGTTGGGGCGTTTGAGCTGGCGGCGGACATCCGGGCCATGGCCCAGCAGAAGCCCATCACCGGCGTCGTGAATTTCATGGCCTACAGCGGCGGCTATCTGCTCGGCTCTGCCTGTAGCGAACTGGTGGTGAGCCAGACCAGCGGTGTCGGCTCCATCGGGGTAATTGCCAGCCACATGGACCGCTCCAAAATGGAGGAGGGCATGGGCGTCAAGGTGACCACGGTGTTTGCTGGGGCCCACAAAAATGATCTCAGCCCTCACGAGCCCCTGACCGATCAGTCGCTTCAGTATCTAAACGACGTAGTGCAAGAGAGTTACCAGCTCTTCGTCAACGCCGTTGCCGAATACCGAGGGCTTTCCGTACAGCAGGTTATGGCGACGGAGGCGGGGCTTTATCGAGGCCAGGCCGGCATCAGCGCCGGGTTGGCAGATCGAATGCAGAACCCGCAACAGGCCGTTGATGACCTTGCTCATTCCATCTCGGTAAGCCGGGCCAACCGCCAGGGCAGCCGTATCGCGGTACGTGCCGCTGCACTGAATCTTCAAACACTGATCTGACCGCGTTCGCGGCAGTCACCGAAGCCCGCCTGTGCGGGTTTTTTTATGCCCAGGAGGCACCATGTCCCTTGTACTTCAAATGCGTAGCGAACGCGCCAAGCTGGTCGAGCAGGTGCAGGCACTTGCCAAAATCGAAGCGGATGGCGGCAGTCTTTCCGCCGAGCAACTGACTCAGTTCACCCAGTTGGAGGCCCAGGTCAATGAGCTGAGCGCAAAGATCTCTCGGGCTGAGGCTACAGAGCGCCTTGTTGCCGCCAGTGCTGTGCCGCTGACCGAGAGCGCCCAAGGCAACAACAGCCCGCCGACTCACATTTCCGGCCCGCATGCACCACAACTCGCACCTGGTGTGCGTATGGCTCAGATGGTGCGCCTGCTTGCTGCTGCCCAAGGCAACCAGCAACAAGCGGCTTTGATGGCGCAACAGGGCGGCTACTCGCCCGAAGTGGCTATGGCGTTGAACACTGTCACACCAGGTGCTGGCGGCGTTTTGGTCCCAACGAACTTTTCGTCCGAGATCATCGAAGCGCTTCGCCCAATGTCGATTGTCCGCAAGATGGGAACGCGAAGCCTGCCGTTGAACAATGGCAACCTGACGCAGCCCCGCATCACTGGTAACACCGTGGTGACATACATCGGGACCGACACCGATATTCCAATCACCGGTATGACGTTCGCCGACACAAAGCTTTCTGCAAAAAAAGCAGCAGCCATTGTGCCGATCTCAAATGACTTGATCGCCAATGCGGGGGTTAACCCGCGCATTGACGGCCTTGTCGTTGAGGATCTTTCTGTTTCGATGGGGCTTTCCGAGGATCTCCATTTCATTCGGGCAGATGGTTCGGGTTCCCTGCCCAAGGGGATGCGCTACTGGGCGCTGCCCTTCAATATTTTGACTGCGCCTGCGGTAGCTGACCTCACCCTTGAGAAGATCGACCTTTTCTGCGGTGGAATGATGCTTCGCATCGAAACCGCGAACGTGATGATGAAGTCCTGCGGTTGGTTGATGCATCCGCGCACGCTGCGCTGGTTGCAGGCGCTGCGCGATGGCAACGGTAACAAGGCGTATCCCGAAATCGAACAGGGTTTGTTCAAGGGCTATCCCGTGGGCCTGAGCAATCAGATTCCGGTGAACCTCGGCGCGGGCGGTGATGAGTCCGAATTTTACTTCGTGAACTTCGCCGACATGATGATCGGCGAAGACATGGACCTGACGATCTCGTTCAGCAACGAAGCGTCTTACAAGGATGCAGACGGCAATATGGTTAGCGCGTTCCAGCGCGATCAGACTCTGGTGAAAGTCATCGCGAAGCATGACTTCGGCCCACGACATGTGGAGTGCATCGTCGTCGCTGTCGCCGTTAAGTGGGGCGCGGGCATGTAATTCCCTTGCCCCGCCCAGGCGGGGCTTTGCATCTCAGAGGTCAATGCGATGAGCGAAAAAATTGTGGTGCGTTTCCTGAAAGCCTGGCGTGGTTATTCAGTGGATGAGCTGGCCGGATTCGATCCGGCAGTTGTTGAAGGCTTGGAGTCGAAGGGGTTCGCTGAGGTCTATGAAGACACTGGAACCGCATCAAAGTCGAAACCAGCAAAAGGACCATCCTCGAAACCGGGCACCAAAAAAACAGCTGGCTCCGGTGCTAAAAATGACCAGGCCGCTGATGCTGGTGGTGAAGGTGGCGCGAACACCGGTGCTGATGGTGGCGCTGGCACTGATAATGCGTCCGCTGACTCCGGTGGTAGTGCTGATACTGGTGGTGAAGATGGCGCCGATGAAGCGAAGCCATAAACCATGGCTCGCCGAATCGAATACATCGGTGATCCGGTCCTGACGCTTGCCCAGGTGGCATTCCAGTGCCGTGTTGAGCCGGAGGACATGGCGCCGGAGCTGATCGAGCAAATCATCATCCCTGGCGTTACGGCTCAATGCGAGTCGAAAACGGGCGCGGCAATTCGGGGCGCTGTGTACGAGGAAGAGTGGCCAGCGGATCGGCAGGGCGGTGACGCGCTGGATGTCGGCCAGGCGACCGAGATTGTTTCGGTGTTCGCTCTGCAGGCTAGCGGCAGTTGGATCGAGCAGGTTGGGCCGTTTGATTTGCAACGGGGACAGAGGGAAAGTTTTCTGCACTTTCCTGCGGTTCGGCCTGCTGGGCGGCTGCGCATCAGGTACAAGGCAGAGCTTAATATTGACCTGCACCCTGGCGTGCGCAATTGGTTGTTGATGGCCGCCGCGACTATCTATCGACACCCGGAAATGTTCCTGGTCGGGCAGACGCTTGCCGATTTGCCCTCGACATTCCTCGATCACCTGGTGGCGGATATCACCGTTCCTCCGAGGTTCTGAATATGGCCATGCGCGAACCGAGTGCCGGCGAGTTGGACCGTCGCGTCTTGGTGCGGCTGCGGTCTGACATACCCGCCCAGGACCTGGGGCTTGATTCGGTGTTCACCGATCAGAAAAAGCGGTGGGCAAAGATCGAGCCGGTTGGCACCGCTGTTTATGCAAACGGTGTTCAAACGGACGTGAAAGTCACCCATCGGATCATCTTTTATTTCTTGAAGGGCATGAGCGAGGCACATGAGGTCGTGCACGGTAATTCCATTTATCGGGTCCGCCGCGTTGCTGACATGAATGGCGCCCGGCGCTTCACGATGCTGGAGGTAGAAGAGTTGGGCGCCATCAAAACCGGCGGAGGCATCTATGTCTAATTCGGCTTCTATAGACGGCTATTTGCACATTGAGGGTTACAACAACCTGCCGCGCGATATTTTCGATAAGCGAAAAATTCGTGCCGGCATGCGTAAGGCCGGACGGTTGGTGATGCAACGAGCACAGATGAATCTTGCGCTCGCTCGGGGAGAGGAGGGATACCCCGTCAACCGTACCGGTGCGACCTTGGAGTCGATCACCTTCAAGGTGTCCCGCTCGGGCTTCCTGGTGAAGGTCGCACCTCATAAGACCAGCAGGATGGAAGAGTACTACCCGGCCTACCTGCACTACGGGGTGAAGAAAGGCTCACGGCTCGGCAAGTTGGCACCTGGTAAAGGCAGGGGTAAGTCCAACCGCCGCGCCGCCGGAGCGCGCGCAGCTGCTCTTGCTGCGCGGGCGGCAGGTGAATGGCGGATCAAACCCCGCGACAACTACATGGCCGACGCACTGCAGGACTCCAAGTCCGAAGTGCAAGCCATCCTCTCAGCGGCGTTCGCCGCTGCTCTGAGCTGACTCCCGCCAGTTTTTGTTGGCATCTTTAACCCTGGAACACACGATGAAAATCAGTCTGATCGTCGCGCAGTTGCGTGCGTACTGTCCTGTCTTTTCCAACAGGGTATCGGCGGGTATCGATTGGGATGCCGTGGCCAGTAGCGCAAAGCTAAGTCACCCCTCGGCCTACGTGATCGCGGCAGGTGACGAAGCGTCTGCCAACGATGTGGCCAACGCCATCCGCCAGGATATTACCGACCTGTTTGACGTGATCCTGGTGCTTGATAGCACCGATGAGCGCGGCCAGGAGGCTGCAGATCTGCTGCACGATTTGCGTGCGAGCTTGTGGAAAGCGCTGGTGGGCTGGAAGCCCGGCGTCGAGTACGACCCCATCACGTACGCCGGAGGAAGTTTGATCTTCATCAATCGCGCCCGTGTTGTGTACCGCTTCAGCTTTGAGGCGGCGTTTCAGTTGGGACGAAACCGGGCATCCGAGCCTGCTGAAACCTGGGAGGAGTGGAAACTTGACGGCCTCCCGGCGTTTGAGGGCCTGGACGTTAAAGTCGATTTTATCGAGCCCTCTGATCCCAACCTACAAGCGCCTGGCCCTGATGGCCGGATCGACGCGCAGTTTTCCGTAGACCTTCCCCAACCGTAAGAGGATTTCTCATGTCCCGCATCACTGTGTACCCGGCTGAGGGCCGGAAGACCCCGGATCCGGAGGCCGGTGATTACTTGCCGCCCGAAGGCCGTGCAGTCCCTCGCAACACCTATTGGTTGCGGCGCCTGAGTGATCAGGACGTCACTGAAGAGGCACCAAAAAAAACCAAGGCCACCACCAAACCTGCCGCCGCTGTGGCCGCGGCTGAACCTGGGAGCGCTGAGTAATGAGCGAAGTCAGCTTTAACACTATTCCCAGTGACATTCGGGTGCCGCTGTTCTATGCCGAAGTGGACAACAGCCAGGCGAACAATGCGACATCCAGCATGGCGCGCCTCATCGTCGCTCAGGTCAACGATGATTCGGCTGCCGAGGAGATCGGACGTTTGACCTTGGTCTCCAGCCTTGGGCTGGCCAAGAGCATCGGCGGCGTTGGCTCGATGCTGGCACAGATGTACGAAACCTGGCGTGCCAGCGATCCCGCCGGCGAAGTGTGGTGCTTGCCGGTAAAAGGGCTGGGCACCAAGGCCGCTGGCACCGTCACCATCACTGGTGCTGTTACTGCCGGTGGGGTGATCAACTTGTACATCGGCGGAACCCGCGTACGCGCCACGGTGGCGACCGGTGCCAGTCCTACGGTGGCAGCGGCTGCCTTGGTAGCGTCCATCAATGCTGCCGGCCTGGCGGTCACTGCTGCAGCTGACGCCGGGGTTGTAACTCTGACCTGTAAGTGGTCGGGTGATAGTGGCAACGACATCGCGCTGCAGCTCAACCGGCTTGGTCGCAACAATGGTGAGACTACCCCAGCAGGCCTGACGGTCGTTCTTGCCCCGATGACTGGCGGCGTTGGCTCGCCAGATGTGGCCGTCGCTCAGGCGAATCTTGGTGATGAACCTTTCGAGTTCATCTGTGCGCCCTGGTCGGATACGACCTCGCTCGATGCCTGGAAGGAGTTCATGGGGGATTCCAGCGGTCGCTGGAGCTGGGCCAAGCAAATCTATGGCCATGTGTATGCCGCGAAACGCGGCACGCTGGGTTCCCTGGTGGCATTCGGATCGGCGCGCAACGATCAGCACGTCACGGTGCACGGGTTCGAGGCTCTTGTGCCAGATCCATTTTGGAAAGTAGCAGCGGGCTATGCGGCGCGCCAGGCAGTGTTTATTTCCGCTGATCCGGCTCGCCCCACACAAACCGGCGAGCTGACTGGCGTTAACCCAGCGCCGGCGGGTAGCCGCTTTCTGCTGCTTGAGCGGCAATCGCTGCTGACGCACGGTGTCGCCACGGCTTACTACGGTGGCGGTGCAGTCCGCATCGAACGGGCAATCACCACTTATCAGCGCAATGCGTTTGATCAAAGCGATGATTCGTACCTGGACAGTGAGACGTTGCACACCTCGGCCTATGTCATCAACTTCCTGAAAACGCGGGTGACCAGCAAGTATGGCCGTCACAAGCTGGCCGACGACGGTACCCGTTTTGGTGCTGGCCAGGCGATCGTAACCCCGTCGGTTATCCGCGCCGAGCTGATCGCGGGTTACTACGCGCTTGAGCAACTGGGCATCGTCGAGAACGCTGATGCGTTCGCCGAAAACCTGATTGTCACGCGGTCCTCGAGTAACCCCAACCGGGTCAACGTCCTGTATCCGCCTGATCTGATCAATCAGTTGCGCATCTTCGCGCTGCAGTATCAGTTCCGCCTGCAGTACGCCGCCGACGCGGCGTGACGGATCGAACAACCCTGGCCCGCCTAGTGCGGGCTTTTTTGTAGGAGTAAGGCCATGGGCCAGAAAGTCGCCGGTACCGTCTACATCAAGGCGGACGGTATTCAGTTCACAACCACGGGGGGTGTGGAATGCCCGCTCAGTGACGTTAAGCGCGAGTCGATTGCCCCGGGATTCTTCAAGGAAGAGGATCTGGTGCCCTATGTGAAAGCCACCATCGTTCATTCCCCTGACTTGCCCATCAAGCAAATCACGCGAGCCACCGATCAGACCATTACCGTCGAGTTCAAGAACGGCGGTGTCTACGTCTTGTCGGGCGCCTACATCATCGGTGAGCCGGCGTCGAAGGGCGATGACGGGACCATCGACATCCAATGGGATGGCACCAAGGGAGTGTGGCAATGAGCGAAGTCGTAAAGCTGTCCGCGCCTATTGAGGCACACGGCGAGCAATTGAGCGAGCTGACCATTCGCCGGCCTACTCCGCAGGAAGCCAGGGCCATCAAGGGGTTGCCCTACAAGATCGACAAGGATGAAGCGGTGTCGATCGATCTGGACATCGCCGCCAAGTACATCGTCGTGTGCGCGGGTATCCCGTCGTCCTCGGTCAACCAGTTGGATCTGGCTGACCTCAACAGTCTCAGTTGGCTGATTGCTGGTTTTTTTATGACGCCGGCATCTGCGACCTTGACGGCCTAATAGCCGTTGCCTACGACCTGGCCTACTTCTGGAAAACGGACCCAGAGCTGGTGATGGCCAGGTCGCTGGACATCGTTCTTGAGTCAATTGCGCACGCCCAGCGCATCAACAATGTGTTGGAGGGGGAGTGATGGCCGATAAGTTTCAGCTCAAGGCGTTGATCACCGGCGTTGATAAGCTTTCGCCTATGCTGGCCGGCGCCCGTAAAAACGTCGCGGCTTTCCGTAAGGGGCTCGATAAAACCGGCCTTGGCAAAATTGGGTTCAGCGATATTGTGACCGGTGGCGTATTGGCTGCCCCGTTTGTAGCGGGCGCCAAAGCGGCCATTGATTTTGAGTCGCAAATGGCAGACGTGAGGAAGGTGGTTAACTTCGACACGCCGCAGCAGTTCAAGCAGATGGCGGATGACATTGGACGAATGTCTGACCGCTTGCCGATGGCTGCTGGCGACATTGCCAAGATTGTAGCGGCGGGCGGACAAGCGGGCTTTGCGCGTGAAGAGCTCCTGGGCTTCGCGGAGTCTGCGGTGAAGATGGGGATTGCATTCGACCAGACCGCCGAGCAAAGCGGCGACATGATGTCCACCTGGCGAACTGCTTTCAGGATGACCCAAGAGGGTGCTATCCGCCTGGCCGACCAAATCAACTATCTGGGGAACACCGGGCCGGCCAATGCGCAGAAAGTGTCGGCCATTGTCACGGAGGTAGGGGGGCTAGGAGAGGTTGCGGGTTTGTCAGCGGCTCAGGTTGCGGCACTCGGTGCGACGATGGCCGGCGTCGGCGTGAAACAAGATGTGGCGGCGACAGGCATCAAAAATTTTATGCTGTCGATGACCAAGGGCACAGCTGCGACCAAGAGCCAGGCGCAGGCTTTTAAGTCGTTGCGCCTGGACTCAAAAAACGTTGCCGAGGGCATGCAGAAGGATGCTCAAAAAACGCTACTTGATGTCCTCACGCGTATCTCAATGGTCGATGCCGCCAAGCGTCCTGCCCTGTTAACTGAGTTGTTTGGCAGCGAGTCCGTAGCGGCTATTACACCCTTGCTCACAAACGTCGAACTGTTACGCACGAATTTGCAGAAGGTGGGGGATGCCACCAAGTATGCCGGCTCGATGGAAAAGGAATACCAATCAAGGGCGGACACAACGGCAAATAACCTGCAGTTGTTACGTCAAAGCGTCGACGGCGTCGCACGTGCTTTGGGTAACGCGTTACTCCCAGGTATCAACTCGGTGTTGGATGCACTTCGACCAATGATCGTGCAGGTCGCTGAGTTTGTTCAGGCCAATCCCCAATTGGTTAAGGGCCTGGCCGTTGCGGGTATCGCTTTCACGGCGCTTCGTGCGGGTGTTTTTGCCGCGACCGTGGCCGTACGGGTGCTGGGTGTCGCCTTCGCGGCCACCCCGATCGGCATCATTGCGGTGGCGATCGCGGCGGCGGCTGGCTTGATCGTTGCCAACTGGGAAACCGTCGGGCCTTTTTTCACGGCGTTGTGGGATCTGATCAAGGCTTACACGACCCCCTTCATCGACTTCATGAAATCGGTTTTTGGTTGGACGCCCATGGCGCTGATCATTAAAAACTGGACGCCGATCACGGAGTTTTTCAGGAAGTTGTGGGAGGACATCCAGCCCTACATTCAGCCGATTTTGAAGCTGTTTGGCATGGAGGAGGGGGGCGTCGGGCTGACCGCTAAAGTCCAGCAGCAGGCCGAGGCGCAGCGCATTCGCAATGCCGGCCCGGGTGGTGGTACGGGGGCGTTCCTGTTGGCGGATGCACCGCAGACCATGCGCAGTCAGCAGGCCCAGCGTAACGCGAGCCAGGCTGGGCTGGATCCGAATCAGTTGCTGCGCGTCCCCGTCTTACCGGCCCCTGGCTCGCTGCTCCAGCAGACGGCAGCGGCGAACAAAACGCAGCTCAACGGCGAGCTGGTGATGCGCTTTCAAAACGCTCCGCCGGGGATGCGGGTAGACCCGGCTAAAACCAGTCAACCAGGGCTTTCCATTACACCGAAGGTTGGTTATCGGTCCTTATCGGGAGATGCACCATGAGTGAGTGGCGTGACCGAAAACAGGCCGCATCCTTTCGTGGGGTCCCGTTTTGGGTTGATACCGACAACGTACCGGTGGGCCGGCGCACGCAGGTCCACGAATACCCCCAGCGTGATCAGCCTTACACAGAGGATATGGGGCGCCAGACGCGCAAATACCGGTTTTCGGGGTTTGTCGTGGGTGATGATTGTTTGTCGCAACGTGACCGCCTGCTGACCGCGCTGGACAAACCGGGGGCGGGCGAGTTGCTTCACCCCTGGTTTGGCCGGCTGACGGTCACGGCGGGGGAATGCGAGGTCTCTCATGCGCGGGATGAGGGGGGCATGGTTCGCTTCGCGCTGGAGTTCATCGACGGCACGTTGGAGTTTCCTGTCCAGGCCCCCAATACCAAGCAGCAGTTGGTCAAACAGCAGGATTCGTTGCTGGCATCTATACAGAGTCGGTTCAGCACGGCGATGGCTGCCGTCAATTTGGCAGGGCAGCGAGCGCGGGCATTGCGTACCGCGCTGTCGAGCGTTTACGCGTTCGGTATCAACTTTCTGAAACCCATGACGTCGTTGGCGTCGGATCTAGACGCGTTCGTCGATGCGCTACTGAATGCTCCGCAGGCTTTTGCGGCGAGCTTGTTGAGTGACCTGGTTCGTTTGGAAAGGACGTTTGACGGTTTTGGCGCAGGCAGTCAGCTGAAGAGCAGCCAGGCCATGGCAGAGGCTATACCGGCGCTTGAGACTCGGGCGCCTGTGACGTCGACCGCTGACGAGGCTGCGATTCAGGCGGCGGTCATCGGGCTGATCCAAGACGCTGCCATTCTAGGGCTGGTGCTGGACATGGCAGAGGTGCCCATTGCTGATGTGTCCAGTTCTGGCCAGGCCGCGAGCCTGGCCGCCCAACTGGGCGAGCAGGGGCTGACGACGGTAGCGGGTGCTGCCGAACTGACCAGTGTCCCGGTCGCTGACGACATTCTTGAATTGCGGGACGCTATCAGCGAGGCCGTATGGGCTGTTGCTGCTGACAGCGCTCCTGATCACTTCGGCGTCCTCAGTGATGCACGGCTACGCCTCGATCGCCATTTGACCGAAGTGGCCCGCAGTGGTGTGTGGTTACGGGCCTTCACCCCACTGCAAACCGTTCCGTCGCTTGTCCTCGCGTACAGCCTTTACGGCGATGCGCTGCGCGGTGCTGAGATCGTTTCGCGCAACCGTATCCGTCATCCCGGTTTCGTGCCGGCAACCGAGCTACAAGTCGCCAAGAGCTGATTATGGATCAATCCAATATCGTCACCCTAAGTGCTGGCGGGTACGACTACGCCGGGTGGAAATCGGTGCGGATCAGTGCCGGCCTGGAGCGCCAGGCGCGCGACTTTGAGTTGGGCATCACCTGGAGCTGGCCAGGCGGCGGTGATGTACCGGTACGCATCAAGCCGGGTGAGGCGGTCGAAGTGCGGATCGGCAGAGAGCTGATCCTGACAGGGTATGTGTCAGCAGCCCCCGTTCAATACGATGGTCGGGCCGTCAATTTGTCGATCTCGGGAAAGTCACGCACGGGCGACTTGGTTGACTGCGCAGCGATCAATACCCCTGGTCAATGGCGCGCCCAGAGCGTGCAGAGCATCGTGGCAGCACTGGCGGGTGAGTACGGGATCACCGTTATTGATGATTCCGGCCTGGCGCAAGCGATCGATGACCACACGATCGAGCCCGGTGAAACGGCTTTCGAGAGCATCGACCGGTTACTGACGCTGTCTCGGCTGTTCAGCACTGACGATGGTCGCGGGCGTTTGATCATCGCCTCACCAGGGAGTGCTGGCCGTGCGGCTGATCGGCTGGTGTTGGGGGAGAACATCCTGACCGGCGATGCACAGATGGATTTTTCCAATGTGTTCTCCAAATACGTCAGCAAGGGGCAGCGCAGCGGCACCGACACGAGCTTCGGTGTCGCTGCAACAGAGGTTGAGGCATCGGTTACCGATGATCGAATCGGTCGCAAACGCGTCAAGGTCATCCAGCAGTCCGGCCAACTTACCCCAGCCATCGCACGTGCGCGTGTCGTGTGGGAGCGCGCCAATGCCATCAGCAAGGCCCTGGCGGCCACATACAAATACCAAGGATGGCGGCAGAGCAACGGCGAGCTGTGGCGACACAACATGATTGTGCGTGTGGTGGATCCAATCGTTGGTTTTGACCGAGACATGCTGATCACCGAAATCAGTTACGAACTCGGCGAGCAAGGCACTTTTGCCACGCTCAGCGTCGCTCCGCCTGACGGTTTTCTGCCCGAGCCGAACGATGCCTACGAGAAGCGCAAGCTACGCAAGGGCAAGAAAACTGACAACTTCGAATACCTCATTCCTGCGGACTACAAACCCTCATGAGCGCACTGACGAACTTCCTCGCGCGTGGCGTGGTTGCCTTGGCCAACTCAGCCAGCAAGTTGCAGAGCCTGCAGCTTCGTTTGCTGGCTGGTGAGGTGAAGGACCAGGTTGAACATCTGGAGCCGTATGGCTTCACGGCCTGTCCGCATGCCGGTGCTGAGGCCGTGGCCGGCTTTATTGGTGGCGATCGCAGTCACGCGGTGGTGATCGTCGTCGCGGACCGTCGGTTTCGGCTGCAAGGTCTGAGCTCAGGTGAGGTGGCGATGTACACCGATGAGGGCGACAAGCTTCACTTCAAGCGTGGACGGATCATCGACATTGAAACCGTGACGCTGAATGTGAAGGCCACGGAGTCTGTGAACTTTGATACGCCGCTGATCAAAACGACTGGTCGCATTGAATCGGATGGAGATCAGGTTGCCGGCGGCGTGAGTCAGATCAATCACCCTCATGAAAATGTCCAGAGAGGAACTGATCAAAGCGGGCCGCCTGTTCCTGCTGGAGGCGCTTAATGACCGATCGTGAACAGCTTCTTCGCCGCGCCGTAACCATCAGCTTGTTTTCCTGGCGCCGAGCCAATGATGACGATGACTTGGACGACAGCGATCGCCAGGGTTGGTGGGGGGACAGTGTGCCCACCGTGGCGGGTGACCAGATAGGTTCACGCCTTTGGCTGTTGCGCCGGCGATCGCTGGTGCCGGACACCTTCAAAGATGCCAAAGATTATGCAGATGAGGCCCTGGCCTGGATGGTCGCGGACGGCATTGTCGCGGCGGTCACGGTTACGGTTGAGCGCTATGGCATCAACGGGATGCGCATGAGGGTGCTGTTGATCGAGGCAAACGGCGAAACGCTGGAACTGGCCTTTGAGGATACCTGGAGTTTAATCAATGCCTTATGAGATCCCCACACTCCCTGCGCTGATTACGCGCACGGAGGCAGACTTTGAGCGAAACGCCCCCGATGCGTTGCGCCGATCTGACGCCAAGGCCGCTGCCCGTGCACACAGCGGCACCGCCTTCGAGCTGTACGGCTACCAGCAATGGATCGCCAAGCAATCGCATCCGGCTACCTGCGATGAAGAAAACCTTCTGCGTTGGGCGGACTGGCGGCTGGAGAAGGGCAGAACAGATGCCGTGGCTGCCAAGGGGCGGATTGCTGTCACCGGGGCGTCTGGCGCCTTGGTCGACGCCGGCGTCGTCTACCAGTATGAGGATGGGCGTCTCTATACCGTTTCGCAAACCACCACCCTGGTGACCGGCTCCGCTCTTGTGCCGGTGAGGTCCAATGATGTCGGGACGATTGGAAACCTTGCTGGGGGCAACTTGACGGCGGTTTCTCCAGTGATCGGCGTCAATTCCACTGCCACCATCGGTGTCGATGGCATCGTCGGTGGAACCGATCAGGAAACGTTAGAGGCGTTGCGGTCCAGGGTACGGCAGGCGTTCAAGAACCCGAGCAAGGTGGGCAACGGTGCGGACTTTGTTGAATGGGCCTTGGAGGTGCCGGGGGTGACTCGGGCCTGGGCTCTGCCGCGCTGGATGGGGCCGGGCACATTTGGCCTGACCTTTGTCCGTGACGCGGATGTGAGCATTTTCCCGACGCCTGCTCAGGTGGCAGAGGTTCAGGCCCATTTGGATGCCAGGCGCCCGGTTACCGCTGAGGTCTACGCCTTTGCACCGATTGATCGGGTAGTCAATTTCTCGATCAAGTTGACGCCTGACAGCACTGCGCTGCGTACGGCGGTAACACGATCATTGGCAGCGCTGATCAATGATGAAGCGGGATCCAACTCTACCCTCCCGCTTACCCATATCAGTGGGGTGATCGGCAACACCGCCGGTGAGACAGATCATGTGCTGACGTCTCCCACTGCCGATGTGGTCATCGCCAATAACGAAGTCGGCTCACTGGGGGTGATCACATGGCTCTGAGTGAAGACGACTACAAGCAGCAAATGCAACAGCTGCTGCCGCCAGGACCAGCGTTTGATATTGAACTTCAGCCAGATATTGCGGCACTGGTCGCGGCCTTTGCTCCCGAGTTCTGGCGCATTGATGTTGCCCTGGATGATCTGCAGGCAGAGCTCAATCCGGCCAGCGTCACCCAACTGTTAACCGACTGGGAAGAGTACCTGGGCATTCCTGACGCGTGTGTTGTACCGGGATCGCAAACAGTGGCTGAGCGCCGCCAAGCGGTGCTGAACAAGATGACTGCGACCGGGGCGCCGCAGCGTGCGTACTACCTGCGAATGGCCACGCAGACCGGCGTCGGCATCACCATTGATGAGTTCCGCCCCGCCCGAGTTGGCTCGACCAATGCGGGGGACTTTCTGTATGGCGAGGGTTGGCCCTGGAGCTGGCTAGCGTCGGCGCCGATTGGTGCATTCGGTACTGCAGAAGCCGCCACTCTGGATTGTCGCCTGCAACTGGAGGCGCCTGAATACACCGACGTGGTGTTGGGTTTCGGGCAGGAAGTCGTCGCCGGCATTTTTAGTCAGGTTGACACCTTTTTTAACGCGATCCATTACGTGATGCCCTCAGCGATCGCAGGCCTTGAGGAGTTGTAGCATGCAGCGAATTTCCAGTTGGACCGATCTGGTCACTGCGCTTGGCCGATTTCGTTACGGCACCATCGTGGGAGGTGTGAGCCCCACGCCGATCAAGGCTGAATGGTTGAACGCCGTCCAGGAGGAATTGTGCAACTTGATCCTCGGGTATCTACCTGCCCTGGATGTTGAGGATAACGCTCAAGTGCTCAAGGCGATTCAAGCCGCAATCGCCAACTACGCGGTCAAGGCAACGTCCTTAGCTGGGTACGGCATCCTGGATGCGTACACGAAAAATCAGACCGACTATCTGTTGTCCAGGAAGGCCAACAACGCCATCACGTTGGGCGGTTATGGCATTGGCGATGCCTATACGAAGACGGCTACAGATTCACTCCTCAATTCACTGCATCAGACTATCCAGGCTGCGCTGGATGCCCTTGACCTCGAAAAGCAAAACAAGAACACGGCATTGTTGAGCGCGAACGGATGGAAGCTGGACAGCGCTACGGGGCTATTAGAGCAGTGGGGGCAGGGTGGTGTAGGCGCCGACGGGGTGAGTGGGCCAATGGATTTTCCAAGGCCCTTTGCCGAGGTCTACAACTGCTTTGGCAACAAAGTATCGCCCAATGCCACAGACGGTGACGGTAACGCAGCGGGGGCATATGCGATCAGCAACACCCAATATCGGCTGTTCAACGACACGGTGAATTACGGAGTCACGGTTCACTGGCGCGCGATAGGGAAGGCGCCCGGTTTCTAGGCCTTTCACCCGCCTGATAAATTTTCTTTCGGAGATTTTTGATGACTGATATTTCAGCTCTGGAGGCGTATGCCGGTCGGTTGGCTGAGGCGGCTGAACTTGCTACTTCTTCGGCACAAGTACAGCACGCGGTTGTGCACAGTGATGCATCAACGGACGTGCCAACCGAATCGGGTCCCGTGCCCTCGCTCGCCAAGCAAGCTGTGTTGTCACAAGCCAAAGTCACCTCGGCGCTGGTTGATGTCGCTGCGCAGATGGCGGGGGCGATGACGTACGCCTCTACAGCGGCGGGCTTGGCAGGCACTGTCAACGGCAGCTATTTCAGCGTGCCCAGCCCAGAATCCTCTGAGTACATCATTCTGTACAAAAATGTCGCCGGCAGTGCGGTTGAGCAAAAACGCTATCCGGCTGCCAGTGCCTTGAGTTCAGCGGTGAATTCGACAACGGCTGCGGCGCAGTACGTCGAAACCGCGCTGGTCGAGATCACCCATAAGAAAGACGCAACTGAGGATGCTGCCGATCACGCCGCTGATAGCGCAGCCTCTGCAAAGTCCAGCGCCGACAACGCTGTGGCCGTTGTCACCGGCGGTACCGCGTCTCTCAATCCTGCACCGGGGCTGATGCCCATTGCAGACGCAGAGGGCAGAATTCCAACCGGATGGCTTCGTTTTAAGCCTGCAGGTCAGGGAGCAGGGGCAATAGACGTCGGTGATGCGATACGAGCTGGCGCATCGGGCGGCCTCGGCGATTTTACTGTCGACCAGAAGCTCCTGATTTTCTGCGGCGACTCCACGACTGAGCAGATGAAGGGGGCCGGATATGGCTTTGACCGCCTGACCAATTTGCACCGCAAGAATGGTGGCCGGTTTGCCGGTGTTCTGGGCACGATCAACTTCGGCGGATCTGGCTATACGCTTAACGGTTTTCTCAATGACCCAGCTGTAGCGCCTCCCGTGATTCAAAGCAACTCAGTGGGGGCTGTTTCCGAATGGGACTACTACGGGCATAAGCCGGTGGGTTCTATCAGCCTTGGCACAGCTTTGGCGTGGAGGGCTCAGCAGACTGCCAAAGTGGTCTGGGTGTCCTGCTTCGGTATCAACGACTGCATTCTCAATGCAGCTGTAGGCAACCTCTCGCAAGCTGAAATTACGGATTACATCGCCCAGCGCCTGAGAGCGGTCATCACCCGAATTAACGCAGCATTTCCGGGTGATGAGATCGTGTTACGGATGCCCAATCCGATGACAGCCCGTCCGTACGTGGCCAGCGCAGGTTTTCCTTCTGCAGCGGCGTATCCCAACTTTGGTAGTGACCTGGCCACCGATCAAGCGTTGGTCGAAAAGTGGAACCGAGGCCTGCGCGGTGCGTACCTGGCTGTACGAGCAGGTTTCCCCCGTACGATTTTATTCGACACCTGGCCCCTGGTGTTTGGTGACTCCAACACCACGCTGACGGCAGGGACCGAGCTCAAGTTTTTGGGTGACCTGGTTCATCCCAGCGGCCTAGGTTATGTGCGTCTGGCGGATGCGTTGGTGGGTGTCCTCGCTCCAGAAGCGACCGGCAAAGCATCTCGGCGGATCGAAGCAGATCTGCGCGCGGCGGCAATAGGAGGAGACGCCTGGGCTTACTACCCGCATTACTTCCGTGACAATCCCACCTACAAGCGTGTGTTACGTGTCGATTCGTGGATCGGGATAGGAGCCAACTACTTCGATCTTTCTGTGATGCTGGCCGACTTCTTGAGACAGGTCGACTCCACCAAGCCTATTTATGTGGCGATTGGCGGCATCGCTGCTCAAGCTTTTTTCACCTACACCGCCAATGCGTCTGGAACAAACACTCGTCTCACCGGAGTTGCCCCATCCGCTTTGATGCAGGCGGCCATTGGTGAGATCGAGATCTACCAGGCGGCGAGCAGTGCCAAAACCACCGATGCCTACCTGATGGCCCAGTTTGCGAGCATACGCCCGCGTGATGCTTTCATGGGCAGGGTGAGTGGCTCCGGCAACGGTTACATCGACGTGGTATTGGATGCTGCTGAGGGTCGCCCTTCGACCAAGTACATAGAGGGCATCTTGGCGGGCAAGCTGTTGATCGGCGGCGGCAGCGATACCACCCTGAGCCTTTCGGGATTCACTGTTACGCGCAATGGTACGAGTGCCATACGGACATTCCGGTTATTGAAGTCAGGTGATTACTCCGCCTATTCGGGCAAAGCCTGCGCCGTCGTTTTTGATGACTCAGCGCCCAGCCCCCGCGCTCAAGAGGCGGTATTTGCTCAGCGTAGCGTTGTGCCACACGCCAAGGATGCCCGGTGCTTTGTCCATTGCCCGGTCAGAATGTTTGATGGTGCGACCCTCCAGGTGTTTCTGACAGAGATCATCGCCCAAGACGTGTCAGTCGAGGTCTACCGGGCCAAATGGCCTTCGCGGACATTGATCGGTTCAATGACTATTTCTGCCAACGCGAGCGGCGCTTCTTTGGCCAACGGCAATCAAACTGACGTTGCTGCGGGAAGCATTTATGAGCTCATCATCACTTCAGCAACGTCGCAGCCTACTGGACTAGTGGGGCTGGCAGTGTTGCCGCTGTAGCACCATTTCGATGCAGTGAGCAGTTTCGATAGAACCGCCCAAATGTTTTTACGTCTGGAGAAAAGCATGTCTATCACCGAGCAGCAGTTGCTGCAGATACTCCCGAACGCCGGCCGACAAGCCGGCGTTTTTGTTTCTGGGCTGAACACGGCCATGGCGAAATGGGAAATCGATACCCCCAAGCGTCAGGCGGCATTCATCGCCCAGATTGGGCACGAGTCAGGCCAGTTGCGTTTGGTGCGTGAGATTTGGGGGCCGACGGCACAGCAGACCAGGTATGAAGGTCGCGCCGATCTGGGTAACACCGTGAAGGGAGACGGCTTCAGATACCGTGGACGTGGCCTAATCCAGATCACCGGGCGGGCAAACTATGCGGCATGCGGGGAAGCCCTGGGGCTTAACCTGATCGACAAGCCGGAGCTTCTCGAGCTGCCCCAGCACGCGGCGATGTCGGCGGCCTGGTTCTGGTCGACTAACGGCTTGAATACGCTGGCTGATCAGGGTGAATTTGTGAAGATCACACGGCGAATCAATGGCGGGATCAATGGGCTCAATGATCGGCTTGCGTTGTACAAGGTCGCTCAGAAGGTGCAGGCATGACGCCGGTGCAGAGGTTGGCCGGCCTGGCGATTCTGATCTTGGTTCTTATGGCCGGCGCTGCTGGAGTGACCTGGCAGGTGCAGGACTGGCGTTACGATGAGCAGTTGGCAGAGATCGATCGAGACCAAGCCATCGCCCTCAAACAGGCGGGCGATGAGGCTCGGCAAGAAGAACAGCGCCGCCAAGCGGCAGTGAATAAGGAAGCAAGCGATGCGCGAGAGCAGAATAATGTTGCCGCTGTGGATGCCGGTGCTGCTGATGCTGTTAGTGACCGGCTGCACGTCGAAGCCGGTAAGTTTGCCAGCACCGCCTGCAACGATCCCGGAGCTGCCCATCGAAGCGCGTCAGCCACCCGCGCCGCAATGGTGCTCTCCAACTTGCTCCAGCGGGCTGACAAAAGAGCGGGAGAGCTGGCAGCGGCTTATGACCGATCCAGAATAGCTGGGCTAGCCTGTGAGCGGAGTTATGACGGCGTTAAGTCGGCAGATAAATGATCGCGAGGTTACAAATTCAGATTGGGGAGTACAGAGGTAAGAGGCCCGGTTCTGGGCTGGGCGTCTTGATGTACTACTTTTTCGACTGCAGGTCAGCTTCAGTTATTGAGTACTCACTGTCCTTTCCCGACCGGATACACACTGTATTAGAACTACGTGCTGCGTTTGATTGGTTCACTTAAGATTGGCCTGGTGCCCGCGATGGGCATCATGTGCACCTTGCAGGTCGATGAACGACCGGCCAGCCTGGCTCAAGCCATCGCCGAGAACGGGCGCATTGAAAAACAATCCACATGCTGAATTTCATAGACGACGAGGCACAAATGTTGTGCCACGTGGCTGCAACTAATTCTCGGTGAAGGCGCGCGCATACTGGCGTGCGAGGTTTTCCGCGGTAAGCGCGGTGAAGTGTTCCAACATTACCGCGAAGGGCAGGAAGACCAACTGAGTACGCTCAGCTTGATCGTCAAAATGGTCGTGCTATGGATTACTGTGTGCACGGATACGGGGCTGATGCAATTGCGCAGCTGCGAATCTTGAGGTATTTAAGTTCCGCAGCCACGATCTTCAAGGCGTTAGTTCCGGCTAATGGTTATCTTTGCCCGAAACCCCGCTATCAGCCCAAAGCGGCCTCGATAGCGGTTTTATAGACGTTTTCATCCGGCAGAGTGACGTTATTAAACGCCTCTTGAACTTTGTAAACTGTTGTCGAATGAGGTGGCAATGCTTTTAGCGGGGTCGTAGCACCGTCGATAATGCCCGTTTCCATGTCGTGATCATAAGCAAGAAACGTGATCGAAGCAGGTTGCAGCGCATAGCGGATCAAGCCACCGGAGCCTCCAAGGCGTAGCATTATTCTTGTGTAGACCGGACGCGGGCAGACAAAAAACAAGCCCTTACGACACAATGCTTCGCGTTGTAGAACTTGGCCCTTGTAAATTAGTTGTGGCAAAATTCGCTTATTGACGTTTTCCCAGTTCAGGCCAGCTGACGTTGTTGGGTTTGTCCGTTCCGGCGAAAGCAAGCCTTCTCGGCCATTGCGATAGTTGCCCGTGGTGTCGATAGTCTGTACTTCAACAGCGACAAATTCTTTCAATTTTCCGTTGGCATCAAGTAGTGCCAAGACCCAATCCACGAAATAGCTTCCCGTCCCATCTTTTTGCGGTAGTCGTAACTCACCGCCCCAGCGTTTTCCAAATACCGCTACGACGGGTTCTTGTTTAGCCTTGGCTCTTTCAGATGCCTTCCCTCCGGCGACCAGCTCATAATCTTCCTCAAAGGCAATTTTTGCTACGTCATATAAAATGCGATATTTGTCCGCATATAAACGGATAGGGCAGCACATGACGGGGCCAGAAGTCATCGGCTTGATGGTACACACTCCGGCAATGAGACCGTCGCTTAGGCGTTTCTCACACTTGTCGGCCAAGTAGGGACATTGTTTGTCCGTGGCGGCAGCGATCGCCGCCGCCGACTGGTCCTCAGCTCGATAACCAAAAAATTCCCAAATTTTCCCTGCCACTTTTACGCCTTCCCAACTTTGTGTGCAGTCTTCTGCCTTTCTCCAAGTACACGGGCAATTGTTCGACCCACGGCCGCGCCAAGCAACGGCGGTACAGCGTTGCCGACCTGTTCGTATTGCTCAACTCGAGAGCCGCAAAAAACGTAAGTATCGGGGAAGGATTGCAGTCGTGCCGCCTCGCGCACGGTAAAGGTCCTGTCCTGCTCATAGTGAAAATAAGCCCCCCAATGGGGGTCACATTTGGTCAAAATTGTTGATGCAAGGCCGCTCGGATGAACCCGACCATAACGTTTTGTGTGGTCACTGCGCCGCGCCATGCGCATTCCTCGAGGTAAAAGCTCCTCAGGGATATCAGTCCAGTTTCCACCCTGCGGTATATGCGCCATCCGCTCAAGATTGATTTTGCTCAAGCGTGCGGCTTCGTGACACGTTACGCCGTCCGAACCAACGCGCATCAATTGCTGATATTGATTGTCAGCTGTATGCCGATAAGGTTTTACCGGTTCGCCCATTTCACCGTTGCGCAGTAAGGGTAAATCGCCAATAGCGTCCCTTACCGTCACATGCGACGGTAACTCCAGTGAAAGCGGCAAGTTGACCAGATTCTTGCCGCCGAATTGGGAGGTGAAGTTTACTCGAACCGGAGCTTGTCTCAGTGGCTCGGGGAAAAGCTCAGTTGGGTTCAGACCATCTCGACCGCCGAGAATTATTGTCCTCCAGCGAGTTTGAGGAATGCCGAAATGAGGCGCATATAGAATGCGAACGTCAGCATCATAGCCAAGTGTTTTCAGGGATTCGAGAATAGAGTCCAGCGTAGCGCCGCTCTCAAATGACACCATGCCCGGGACGTTTTCGATCATGACTACCCGAGGTTGAAACTCGGAAACGAAACGCAAATACTCCCGGAATAAGTGATTCCGGGAGTCCTCGTTAGAGCGTTTGGGCGCATTGATGGAAAAACCTTGGCAAGGTGGGCCGCCGGCAATCAAATCCAGCTCACCACGTTTCAAGCCCAAGAAGCTACGAATTTTACGAGCATCTACCTCCCGGATATCTCGGCTCTCGACGTGGGTTCCCGGATGGTTGATCGCATAGGTTTGGGCATATCGCGGAGAAATCTCGTTGGCATAAAGCGACGTGAACCCGGCTTCTCGCAAGCCTTCGGACAGCCCCCCCGCTCCTGCAAACAAGTCGAGCGAAGTAAGACGCGCTGCTCCGGTTTGAATTTCCAAAGAATTAGATTGGCTCATAACGCTTTTCTCTTGGTTGAATGACGCGGCTTTCTGGCTGCCGGTGTAGTGAACATGTCCGGTTGCAAGCCGCCTTGGTGTCTTTCAGCGAATGCTTGCATGAATTCGCGCAGCACTTCTGATGCGTTCCGATTTTCAGCCAGACAAGCTTCTTGAAACGCCTTGCGCAGTTCCTCTTCGACACCAATACGGAGGCCAACGTTTAAGCTTGACATAAGAAGCAAGTATCGCATGGATAAACGTTTGTGTATCGAAAAGGGCCAACCCTAGCTCTTATGGAGGTATCGTGCTGGGAAATCCCGCTATGGCGAATTCAGGGTTATGTCAACCAGATTTCGCGGCGTTTTGGCTGCTTTGTCAACCCAAGGCATGAGTGTGTGGCCTGCGGACTGCTCAAGCCCATATTTGCTACCCTAAGCGCGCCTGAGTCACACGTAGCTTCGCATATCCACTGCTTGAATCAAGGGCTTAACTGCGGAGAGGGTAAACCTCCTGCCGTCGTAAAAGTAATACAGGTAAGCCTGCTTGGGTGCTTTGAGGTTAGCCGTCTTGGCCATAGACATGAGAGCAAATAAATCACCCTTCTACAGTACTTAACAGCAGAGAACAGAGTCCCTTCGACCGCTGCATATCCGTGCCTTTGTAGGAAGTCGGCGGCCTTATAGATGCGTTCGTGGTGCTGGAAAAACTTTTGTCATTTCAGCCCCCTAAGAACAGCGGATGCTGTCAATAAGCTGGCATAACTGAGCTAAAACCACCCATTCAGGCACAAAAAAGGCACTTGCGATAATCGCTAAGTGCCTGATTTGTATGCTTTATTTGGTGGAGCCGGGGGGATTTGAACCCCCGTCCGCCAGTACTCCGCTGTCGGTACTACATGCGTAGCCGTTTCTATTAAGTTAACCCTCAGCGACCCGAAGGGCAGGGTGCTTTGGGCGAGTTGTG